GTTCTTGCAGGTACTTGCTCTTCTGTGTTTATACCTTTAGCAGCGTATGTTGTAGGATAAGGAACATACTTTGGAATTATTTTAGTTCTTCTAAGGTCACTACCAACTACAGAACAACCTCTGGGTACAATAACGCCACCTTCGATTGAATTATATTTGTATAGTACATTATTTGGAGACGTTAAATCTAGGTTAGAGTTTTCATCAATAGGTGCAACGTTTGTATAAAGAATATCTCCAGGTCTGTTATCTATTTCATATACTGCTGGATATAAGTAAATTGAAAATGCGTCAAATTCGTCATTACTTAAACCGACTCTATATGAAAATCGTGCCACCTCAAGGAAAGCACGTTGCAAACTCTTAAACGGACGTAATGCCGAGTTACCCCTGTTATCAATTGCATCAGAAGCATCGAAATCGTCAGGGTTTACGTAGATAATACGTCCAGTTCTGGACGTAATAATATTCTTTAACCTAGTTAGTGACATTACGTTACGCTATTCCTATATGGTTATTTATTAGACACCGAATACTCTAGTAGTAAACGCTGTACTTGCATCCTCAAATCCAATGAGACTAAATGAGTTATTTGCAGTTGCACTGTTAATAACTAATCTTTCACCTGGTCCAACAACAATAGAAGTGATTCTATCAACTTCATTATTGCCATTGGTAACACCATTAACAATATAATTTTCATCATCAAGAGCAGTAGTTGCTACATCAACAGAGTTAACAGTAACAGCAGCTCTAGTTGCACTATTTGACTTAGGGCTATCAAGGAATTTATCAGTACCAGCAAAATCAGCAGAACCTTCACCTAGTATTACTGTTGCAACAGCACCACTATAACTACGGATGTAACCATATGGTTCAACATCTTGTGCGGTTACAGTAAATGTTGTGCCAGCAGCAGTAAAAGTATCTGTAGAGTTAACCCAAGTTCCTTTTACATCATAAACATAAAAATCAACATAAGTGTACTGAGTTGAAATAGTAAAACTACGATTACTACCACCATAAGCAGCACCAGCATTAGCAGTGGTGTTACCATCATAGAAGAAAAGTATTCCAGCTAATGATGTATTAGCAGACAAATCATATTGAATATATGCTCCTCCAGATCCAGCAGTACCATTAGTAGTTTTACCAGTAGTATATTCTACACCATTATCTGTTGTAGCTGCTGCATCATTATCAGGACCATATTCACCATTAACAGTAGTAGAAAGTTTAAAGTCTCTACCAGTCATAGAAGAATCAGAAGTATCAAATCTATAAACTCTATCAGCAAATATTTGTTGAGTTGCTCCTATGTAAGCATTATAAGTACCACCTGCTGTTGTAGTTGAGAAAGCAAAAGTTTGAACTCCTGTAGCAATACCTCCACTAGATATTGTTGCAGTAGCACCACCACTTGATGTAATATTATCACCATCAGCAAATTCTGCACCCGAACCATTAATGGTTGAAGGTCCAATTCTGATTATTGTAGCATCTACAGAATACACAACCGCAGTAGTTGTATCACCACCAGTTCCTTTAGTTATTGTTTCTCCAACTGTAAAAGTACCAGTGACTGACTCTAAAGCAACTGCTCTAAGTAAAAAATCTTTAACAAAAATATTAGTTACATCTGGAGTTGCAAATGATTCAAATACTACAGATTTCTCATTATCATCACTATTGATAATATTACCTGGTGTCAATCCAGTAGTGCTTGACAATGCATTATTAACTGTAAATTTATATCCAGTAACAATATCTCCTTCGTGCAATTTATATGTAGATGCATCTAAAGTTAATTTCTGGTCATAATCTTTTATACCAACTTTATATGTTGAACCTGTGCCATCATTGGCAACAGTCAGTACAGCACTCGCTGATTTATCTGCTGCAGCACCATATAGCAGCGTATTTGTATTTGCACCTGGTTTAGATTGTGCTAAAAGTCCTTGGTCTGCCATAGCTATTAATTAGAATCCTGCGTAGAAAAATTGTTGTAGTCTTGTTCTTGAAGTTAAGTTTGCAGCACCGATACCAGCACCAAAGTTAACATCATCAACGGTAACGTTCTCTGTAGAGAGAAGCGTTGCATCAGCATCAGGGAACCTAATTGTTCTAGGTGCTGTTAAATTATCTACATTGATAACAACAGAACCTTGAGCATTGTTAATGTCCCTAACAGTAGGTGAATAAAAAGTTTTATTCTTTAAATCCTGAGTTGCCAATTCAGTAACAATGGTAGTTATTACCTGTCCACTATTATTATTTAGTACTGACGTAGCAGGAAACTGATAATTTGTATTTGTTAATGCGTTCTGATTATCAAGACTAAAATTAAGTTTCTTAGTTACATCTGTAGTATCTTGAAGTATTAATCCACCAATACTCTTGTTAGTTAAAACTTGAGTAGAATCTGTTCCTACCAAGATTAAACTTAAATCAGGAATAGTAATAGTTCTATTTCCTGATAGACCTGCGGTAGAAAATTGTGCATAATTTGTAGTGGTTTCTGCATTAGCAGCAAACCTTGGATTAACGAGTGTCTTACCTAAAACAATCTGCTCTGCTTTAGTATCAAGTAAAGTAGATGCAGTAGCAGTAGGTTCTTGTGCTGTCGTTACAGCTCCAGCATCAGGTAAGAAATAAGATCTTCTAGTTCCTGACGTTGTTGGCCAGTTAATCTGGAAGATTGCTTCCTCAGTACCATCAACAAGAACAAAGTTATCCTCATCAATAAGGATAGTTTTATTTGTTAACGTTTGAGTGGTATTGTCACCAAGTAGAGTTGTACCATTACCAACACTAATTTGAGGTAATGTCATTAATCTGGTAGAAGTACCAGTACCAACATTACCTACTTCAAATCTAACCTTTGGACCTTGAGAGTCCTCTAGTACAAATGAAGAATCCTCAATCAAAAACTGACCTGTTACCTTAACAGATCCAGTACCTTTTGGAGCAAAAACTATATCCGTATTTAGTGCTGCATCATCAACTGCTGTAACATATAATGAAGTACTATCATTACCATTATCAAGACGAGTGGCATATAATCCACCATCACCAAACGCTACACCTATTTGATTGTATGCATCTTGATACAATCCAGTGTCTCTATCAAGGTCAAAACATAAACCAGGTTCAGTTTTTGTTCCTTGACTGACTCCTTTCATTAACTGATTAACCTTCGCTTTCCTATTAGGAATCAAAGGATCAGACACAACAACAGGAAGAATTGCTTCTCCCGACAAATTGGAGTCAGATATTGTCTCTAACTGTGATATCTTCTTAGTTGCCACGAATAATCATACGTTTTGCTACAGTTCTATTTAGCAAGGTCGTCAATAGTAAATAGACTAATAAAATCTAATCCTTCTTGTTCCATAATAGAACGACAGTCATAATCTTGCCTATCAACTATAGTAATAACACGATCAACAACGTATCCTGCATCACGTAACACATATACTGCTTTTAATGCAGATTGTCCAGTAGTTGTAACATCCTCTAGTACTGTTACTTTAGCACCTTTAGGTAGTACTGGTCCTTCTATTTGAGATTGAGTCCCATGACCTTTAGGTTCTTTCCTAATAATTAAACCATCAAGATCAACTTCATCTGCTGCTGATACTGTTACCACTCCACTTACTAATGGGTCAGCACCCAGAGTAAGACCTGCAACTGCATATGTGTCCTCCTCTATACATTCAAGTAAGAGACAACTAGCATAAAACAATCCTTTACCATTAAGTGTAACTGGCTTACAGTTAACATAATGAGTACTAAATGCACCAGAAGATAGTGTAAACTCACCTTTACGATAAGCATCCTTCTTCAATAACGCTAATAGTTCTTCTCTCATAGAAGAACAGCCCCAATAACAAAACCCTTAACGAAAGCAAGACATAGCATTTGATAATCAGTCAAGTTAAACTTGTCCTGAATTTTCTTTGCCATTGCCTTATCCCAGTCCTTAATCTTAGTGACTGCTGGTCCTAGTGTAATTTTCATTTTTTCTTCTCCTGAATGTCGTACTCTATTACAATTTTTTTAGATGTTCTACCAGTACTAGCATATGTAGTAGTTCTATCCATTGTACCATTAAGTTCAGCAGTAATTGTTAATAACTCTGCTATCAAATCTGATTCGTTATCTATCATCGGCTTTCAAATATAATGTTAAAGGACACGCTCATTCTATCATATCCACTCTCATTTGTCGCTACTCCATGATCCAAATATGATGGAAACAATAACAATTTACCCTCTTGAGGTATCTGACATTGTTTATAAGCATAATGATTAAAAGTAAATGATGTAATCATTGATGGACAAGGAGATTGAAAGAATAAATCTCCTGTTTCATCTTTATCATTACCTACTTTATAATAATAAACACCAGAAATATCACAATGTCCATGATTATGGATATGTGCATAATCTCTCTTCTCAAATTTAGTTATCCAAGAACTAACAATATCATATCGTACTTCTTCTCCATGTGTATAATAACCACTCTGTTCAAACTCTATAGCACTAAGATAATTATGAATATGCTTATGAATCTCATCAGAGAGATTAGTTAACTTATGTTCTCCTATAACATTTGTTTTAAAATCAGGAGCAGATAATTTATGTGTCTGTCCGAAATTAGGATTGTATAAAAATTCTATTTTCTCACAGACATCATCCAATTCACTTTGAACTGCATCCAAGTTACCAATCATCGCAGCATACACTGGGGTTGGAAACAAATGATACAATACAGAATCTTTTGTAGGTCGCTTAACAGGTTGATGAAAATCCATTAATCCATAACACCTTCAACACTATCAAGTAAAGTCGAAACTTCATTTAAACAATCTATTCTCATCATCATATCAGAGATATGCTTGCTGATATAAGGTTTTTCACTCCTTGCTGCAAAAGCTAGTGCTTCTCTCAGT